CCAGTCATTGCGACAGAGCCGCAGCAAAAAGAAGCTGAATTGCCAGTGGGTTCATTTATATCAATAATTAATAAAATCTAAAAAATGAGCGATTTAAAAGCATTCGAATCTGCCCTCGAATCAAAATTGGCAGAACAAAAAGCTGAGGTTGCAAGTGTAACCGAGAAGGCTGCAAAGGCATTTGACTCTAAAGTAGAGCAAATCAACGAGCAAATGGAGAAGTCTAACAAATCTCTTGCTGAAGCAATCAATGAAGTAAAAGAAGCTAAGGCTGCTTTTGGTAAGTTGAGCGCAAACGCTGAGAAGAAAGTTGCAACTTCTTACGCTGAACACGTAAACAACATCAAGGCTGAGATTGGTTCTGCAATCGAAAAAGGCTGGAACGAAATCAAAGCTGCTGCACGTAGCAATGGTAAAGGTTTCTCTGCTGACATCGATTTGAAAGCAGTAGGTGTAATGACCATCGGTAACAACTTGACTGGTTCTGTTTACACATCTTATGTAGACAACCCAGCGTTGCGTTCTTTCGTTAACCCACACCTTAGAAGTGTGTTTAATATCATCCCAGTATCAACTGGTTCTGTGTCTTTCCCTCGTGGTAACACTCCAGTTGGTGAAGGTTCTTTCGGTAAGCAAACTGAAGGTTCTGCAAAGCCGCAAGTTGATTACGATGTAACAGTTGTAAACACTGCGTTGTCTTTCATCGCTGGTTATGCTAAGGTATCTCGTCAAATGATTGATGATTTGCCATTCTTACAAGCATACCTTCAGCAGTCATTGATTGAAGATTTCCAAAAGGCTGAAGATACTTATTATCTTAACGCTATCGCATCTTCTGCAACTGCTGGTTCTTCTTCTGGTGCTAACACCGCTGAGAAGTTCATCGACTACGTTGCACAACTTGGTGCATTGAACTGGACTCCAAACCTTGCTTTGACCACTCACGCTGGTTGGGCATCATTGTTGAAAACCAAGCCAAGTGACTATTCACTTCCTGGTGGAATGGTTATCGACAACAATGGTAACGTAAGAATCGTAGGTGTACCAGTTATCCCTCACTCTTTGGTTACTGCTTCTAAGATCTATGTTATGGACACTACTAAGTTCGCTATTGCTCAGCAAAGCGGTCTTGCAGTTCGTTCAACAGAGTTTGATCAAGATGATTTCATCAAGAACCTTATCACTTTCAGAGCAGAAGCTCGTTGTGAACTTCTTCAGTTCCAACCTTCAGCTGCTATCTACGGTGCTATCTAAGGTTTATAAATATAGGGGAGGGAGTTTCTCTCCCCTTATTTTAACTTATGAACTATATTATCATAGGGGCAATGGATGGAGTTAGCTTTGACAATATATTTGATAAGCTAACAAAAGATGATGTTGCTTTATTTGTTGAGCCAATTCCACATCAGTTTAAGAAACTGCAAGAAAACGTAGAGAAACTACCTTGTAAGGTATATTTAGAGAACTCGGTTGTTAGTGATAGGATAGAGGACATTGTGATGGCATATTTGCCTGATGCTGAAGATTTTTTGGGTGGGTGTAGTAGTGTTGTTAAGTTTGGCACACCACTTAATAGATACTTGGCTAAGATAGATGAATTAACTTACCACGAAGCAAAGGCGGTAACATTTGATATGTTGTGCGAGAAGTATGGCTTTGATGAAGTGGATTATGTTCAAGTGGATTGTGAGGGTTATGACCAAGTAATTGTTGATAGCATTGATATTGACAAATACAAAATAAAACAATTAAAATTCGAGACTCATTATGTAGATAATGAGTTTTTACAATACTTTATACAAAAGACCAATCCGAACAACGTAATTAAATTAGAAGCTGACATTATCTATGAATATACTTTTTAGCATACACTTATATCCTCCACAGCATCTTTGTGGAGCAGAAATGATGGCTCATAGAATGATAAAGCATTTACAGAGTAAAGGGCATCACGTAAGAGTATTGCTGCATCAAGCAAACCACTATAAAATTACTACTACATATACTTACGATGGTGTGGATGTATTTCCTCCAAACGCTAATGTTATAGAGAATTTATTTAGATGGAGTCATTGTGTTTTTACACATTTAGACTATACAAGATGGACAATAGGTGCTGCTGGACTATACAAAAAGCCATTATTCCATTTAATCCATAATACACATACTTACCCAGAGATTGTAAATGCTATGAGTTCTCAACATATAGTGTATAACTCTTTATGGGCAAAACAAAAATTGGGTTACAAATGGAGTAACTTTATACTCACACCACCTACTGACTATCGTGATTTTGAATTAGGGGTTGATAGTGCTGATAATGAATACATTACGCTTATCAATCTTAATGAAAACAAAGGCGGTGAGATATTTTATCAGATTGCGAAGGCTATGCCTCACAAGAAGTTCTTAGGTGTAAAAGGGTCTTATGACGAACAAATTATTAAAGACTTGCCTAATATAACTTATATTGACAAAACAACTAATATACTTTCGGTTTATCAAAAGACTCGCATACTTCTTATGCCAAGCAAATATGAGAGTTGGGGTATAACTGCTACTGAGGCGATGTGTTGTGGGATTCCAGTGATTAGTACAGAGGCAGAAGGACTGAAAGAAAATTGTGCCAAGGCTGGTATATTTATAAAGGATAGAAATGATATTGAAAGCTGGGTTAAAGAAATTACGAAACTTGACGATGCCAAAGCCTACGCAGCAGCATCTAAAAAAGCAAAAGGAAGAGGAAGAGAACACGACCCAAGAAAAGCACTTGATGAGTTTGAGCAATGGCTCAGAGAAGAAGTTAATAAATACAACGGATAAGTATGGCGATTTATATAGATAGTATCATAGTCACCGCTGATGCAAGTGTAGAGCCAGTGAGCCGCACACAAGCCAAAGATTGGATGAGAATTACCTATAATACTGACGATACTTTGATTGACGAGCTTATCACAAGCTCAAGAAAACATTTGGAGAAACTAACTGGCTTATCACTTGTTAATAAGACAATTAAGAGTTATATTGAACTAACTGGTGAAGTACCAGCAGTTTGGATGGTAGATTTGCCTTATGGACCACTTGGATGTATTGACTTGGTTAGATACAAGAGTGGGATAAATATGTGGGACACTTTAGATATAAATGAGGACTACGAGAAGATAGGTAATAAGTTGTGGTTCTATATGGGCGGCACTTATGAGATTACTTACCAAGCTGGGTATGGTAGCATACCAGCAGATTTGGAGAACGACATACTAACCCTTGTGGCTTGGATGTATGAGAATAGAGGTAAGAAGATGAACGCTGATCCAAAAGCAAGTATTTCACAATACCCATATTGGGATGGTCTTAATTATCATCAATATAAAAAAGTAGTTATATAGTGGCTAAGAATGGAGTTAATATGACTGCTTTTAATAAGTCAATAAGAGACTTAGAAAAAACATTAACTGATAAATTGGTTAAGGTTGAGGATGAATTTAAAAACACTATGCAGACTATGAAAGATGAAGCAGTAGCTGCTGCTCCAAAAGATACTGGAGAACTAAAAAGCTCAATAAAATGGCTTGAGACAAGTAAATTAACTTATGAATTGAGAGCAGATGTTCCTTATGCCGCATTTGTTGAATTTGGAACAGGCAGACAAAGTATAGTAAAAAATTATAGTAGATTTTGGCAAGATGTAGCAGTAGACTTTTGGACAAGAAAACCTAATGAAGGATTACCACCGCAACCTTTTTTTTATCCAACAGTAAATAAAAATATAGCTAAATTAAAAACCAAAATAAAATCAATACTAAGCAAAAATGCTTGATTGTAGTAACAACGTGAGAGTGATTTATGTCAATGCCTTAAATGGCAACTTGTCTTACAATGGCAAAGATGTTCCAGTGTACGGACAAACTCCATTTAATACTACACCACAAAACTACGTAGTGATAGGTAATATAGATGAATCGAGTGATAATACTAATCACTCATTTGGTAACAATGTAGAAGTAGTGGTTGATATATTTAGTGAACAGTATAGAGTAAATGATTTAGGAGTGGTTGATAGTATTGCATCACAAATTTTAAATATACTTATACCTGATACTCAGGTAGATGGGTTTGATGATGCTAATTTTGAGGTTTTCCCTATTGGCAGATCAAGTTCAAGATACTTGCCATTGCAAGATGGTGATAATTATGTAGCAAGAAAAATTATAACAATAAACAATTTAGTAAATCAAAAATAGAAAACAATGGCACAAGTATTAGGTAGTTTACAAAACATTGAGATTGATGTAGCTGGTGGTACATCTTATAAAAATCTTGTATGTTTACGTACATCATCTGTTAACACCACAATGGATGCAACAACTGAGCAAACAAACTGTGGAGTATTGACTTCTCCTTCAGAGCCTCAAATGAATCTTGATTTTGATGCAATCTGCGAAACTTCTCCAAGTATTGCTCAAGTATCTTATGAAGATTTATTATCTGCAATGGTAAACAAAACTATTGTTGCAGTAAGAGTTCAAAATCCGGTTGTTAGTGGTTCATCTGCTGGTGCAGCGTATTATCACGCATTTAGTGGTTATATCACTGACCTTACTTTGAATCAATCAACTACTGAGTTTATCAACTTTTCTGGAACAATCCAATCAACTGGTGCTTTGGATGTTGTAGCTTAATTTAACTTATGAACTATACTACTATTACTATTAACAACCAAAAGGTTGGACTTAAATTTGGGATGGCTTCATTCAGATACTTATCTGATAAGTTTAAAGATGGCATCTCTTTTGAAAATGGAGAACTTACTGAGATTGGTGTAGCGCACTTGGTTTATAGCGGATACTATAATAACAGCCTTGTAAAAGGTGTTTTGCCAGAACTAACATTTGAAAACTTAGTAGATTATGTTGAATCTAATATAATGAAAAATGAGTTTTTAGAAGAACTCAAGAACATTATAAAGGTTTGGGGTGAAAGCGAAATGATTAAAAGCAATATTGCTGAAACTCAAGAAGTAGATGACAAGGCAAAAAAAAAGAGTTTACGTGGGAAGAAATAGAGGCTTACGCATTTGGTGAGTTGCAACTTCTTCCCCGTGATTTCTTTGATATGAGTCCACGACATTTTTCTCTTATGCTGAAAGGCTATAACGAGAAGAAGGTGGACAACTATAAGCAGACAAGACTATTGATGTTTACAATGGTGCGTCTAATGGGAGACCCTAAGACCGCACCAAAAACTCCTGAGGCATTGTGGCATTTACCTGGCGATGAAGTAGAGAAGCCAAAGGATGAAGAGTATAGAGAAGTCTTTAATAGATTAACAAAATGGCAGAAAACGTAAATCCTTTAATATTACCCATTGGTGCGGATGTTCGTACATTCAAAGAGTCTATTAATAATGTAAAAGATGCTCTTAAATCATTACAACAAGATTTAGCGGGTAAAAGATTTGATTTAATTACTGATAAAGAAAGAAAGCTATTAGAGGATTATACAAGAACATTAAACACATTACAAGGTGATTTATCAAATACTTCAAAAGGTTTTGATAAAACAACGGATAGTAGTAAAAAAACAAGAACTGCATTAACAAGTTTATCACTTGTTGCACAAGATTTACCATTTGGATTTATTGCTATTCAAAATAACTTACCAAATTTAATTAGTGCATTTGGTCAATTAGATGCAAAAACAAATGGAATAAAAGGAGTTCTTAAAGAATTAGGAAGTCAATTAGTAGGACCAGCAGGTTTGTTTTTAGCATTTAGTGCGGTGACTGCTGCGGTTACATTTGCAATAAAAGAATATGGGAGTTTTGGCGCCGCTATAAAAGCATTATTAGGTACAACAAGTCAGTTAGACGCAATACAAAAAAGAGCAACTGATTCATTAAAAGAATACAATAAAGAAATTGTAACTAATGGTGAAATTACTGGAGATGCTTCTGCTAAAGTATCAGATCAAATATTTAGATTAGAAACATTAACTGGAATTGTAAAAGATAATACATTATCAGAAAATCAAAGAGCAAATGCTCTTAAAGAA